GTCCGTATCTCGGACTGGGTCAGTGGAGTGGTCATGCACCTCATGATACACCTGTGTATCCTTTGACACGTTCCTTTCTGTCGCCTGTACGTAACACCGAGCGCACAAACACTGACGCTTGTTGTCTACTTTTTTTTTTTTTTTCAAGCAGAAGACGGCATACGAGATGTAGCCGTGACTGGAGTTCAGACGTGTGCTCTTCCGATCTGTGGCTATTCCTGCTAGTTGCCCAGCAGTGTTGCCAATAGTCCCAGCCATATTAGCGCCTGCGCCTATCTGCTGGCCTGCAAGGATTCCAGCTTGCTGACCGTACATATTCGACATATTAGTACCTTGCTGGTTTGCAAGATTTGAAAGAGCAGTCATCTGCTGTTGTATGTTGTTAGCAATGTTGTTGCCAGCCATCATTCGGTTCTGAGCTAAATTCTGACCAGTGCCGTACATCATGCTTGCAATGTTTCCAGCGCCGCCTTGGCTTATTGCGCCCAGTTCACTTCCCGCTCTTGAGGCAAGGTTAGCTTGAGCAGCAGACCTGCCGCTAAGTATATCAGCAACATTTCTGCCTGCGCCCAACATAGCGTTGAGACCTTGACCTCCAGCGCCGTAAGCCATCTGACCAGTAGTGTTGCCCATGTTTTGCAACGCCTGTAGACCTTGGCCTCCAGCGCCATAGGCCATTTGACCCGTGGTATTGCCCATGTTTTGCAGTGCTTGCAAATTTGCCTGACCAGTGCCATAAGACATTTGACCAGTAGCTTCTCCCGCTCTTTGAAGAGCTTGCAAACCTTGGCCTCCAGCACCGTAAGCCATTTGACCCATTTCACTTCCAGCACCCGTCAGAGCCTGAAGACCTTGTTGGCCTGCGGTCATTCCCATCTGACCAGAAGTCAAACCAGCTTGCTGGAGAGCTTGTAGTCCCTGTCCACCTGCTCCATAAGCCATCTGTCCAGAAGCCATCGCTGCGTCTTGAATAGCCTTCTGAGATTGAGCGGCAGCTTGAGCCGCCAAATCAGCCTTCGCCTGAGCCGCTGCTTGCTGAGCTGCTGCTTGCTGAGCTGCGACTTGCGCGGATAGCTGAGCAGTTTGCTCGGCAGCTCTTTGCTGCGCTTGTAACTCTTGACCAGCGCCGCCGTAAGCAAACTGCGCTGCTTGTTCTGCTGCTCGCTGTTGGGCTTGTAAGGCTTCGGTAGCTTCAGTTGTGCCTATCTGACCAAGCTGTTGGCCTTCAGATAGCATTGCTTGAAGACCTTGCTGACCCGCCATTGATGCTAACTCAGCCTGCTGCTGCGCTCTCTGGGTTTGAGTCTGAAGACCTGCTTGGCCTTGTGTTACTCCTAAACCAGCAAGTTGCTGACCAATATCTGTAGATACGCCAGCCATCTGACCACGCTGAGCCGCAATCTGTTGAGCAGTTTGTCGTTGAATATCTGCTTGACTTGTGCCAGCCTGAGCAGCTAGTTGAGCCGCGCTGCCAGAAGCACCTAAGCCTTGAGATCCTAATTGCTGCAAGTTACCTATTTGATTTTGTAAATCTTGAGCAGCAAGTCCTGTATTGAACCTAGCCAGCTCTTTTAATACGTTACCGCCGCCTAAACCGCCTCTAGCAGCCGCTGTTCTTAAAGCCGCTCGTTCGCCTTCTTCACGCAAAAACTGCTGAGCTGGACTCGCTTGGAATGCTTGATTAAATGCGTCCTGTCCTAAAGCGCCTGATAAAGCAGCTTGCTGTTGTAAAGCCTGACCGCCTATTTGACGATAAGGATCAAACATTTGACCAGCTTGACCAAATCCTTGAGAAACTTGCTGACTTGCTAAGTTACGAGCCTGTTGAGTCTCTCCAATACCAGCCTGAAGCTGACCCATCGCAGCGCCTTGAGCTGCCGTAAGATCTCCTCTAGCCGCTCCAAGGCCAGCTGTTAGATCTCTCATCCCAAGCTGAGCGCCAGAGGCTAAATCTTGTCTAGCTCCAGCTACGCCTCCCGCAAGAGCCTGTAAGCCTTGCTGAGTGCCACTTCTTATATCTCCTCTGGCTGTGCTTAAACCTTGCCTTAAATCTGCAAGACCCGCTTGTGTGCCTTCAGCGACATCACCTCTAGCCGTATTTATTCCACGAGATAAAGCATCAAGTCCTGATCTGGTACCAGATTCAATATCACCTCTGCCTGCGGATAAACCTGCCTCCAATGATGCAAGGCCAGCCTGCGCCCCAGACGCAATATCACCACGAGCAGTGCCAAGACCTTGACCCAAAGCCTCCAATCCAGCCTGTGTTCCAGCGGCTATATCGCCTCGGCCAACTCCCAGAGCCTGACCTAAAGCGGCTAATCCAGATTGAGTGCCTGACGCAACATCCTGCCTACCCGAAGCCAAACCTTGACTTAAAGCACCAAGACCTTGATTAACGCCTTGTGATATATCTTGCCGACCAGTTCCTAGCGCCTGACCTAAAGCGTTTAAGCCTTGATTAGCGCCTTGTTGAATTTGGGACTGGCCTTGCATAGAGCTGGCATTTAAAGCGTCCAGACCTTGCATAGTGCCTTGCTGTACGTTTTGCTGACCGCCTAAAAGACCAGCAGTTAAGGCATTCAAGCCTTGCTGAGTGCCTTGCTGAATGTTCTGTTGACCGCCTGAGAGACCCGCAGTCAAAGCATTTAAGCCTTGATCAACGCTTCCACCTATTGCTCCAGCAGCTTGCTCAGCGCCAGAGGCTAAGTCTTGTCTAGCTAAGTCAGTGCCACCTATTACATCTTGGCGAGCCTGTTGAGCGCCAGCTTCAACAGTCCCAGCCGCTGCTGTAAGACCGCCTCCTAGCGCTCTTTCAGCGCCAGACAAGCCAATGCCACCTGAGCCAGCTCTACCTGCTGCTGCTGTAGTTGAGGCTACTTCGTTAGTGTTTGCTCCTGCGTCTCCAGCTCCTGTACCTGTGGCTGTAGTACCGCCGCCTTTAGCCGCTGTGTATGCGCTTTGAACCTCAGCCAGAGGAATGCCTGTGGCGCGAGACATATCGTCAGCGGATACGCCAAAGTTATCCATGTTAGTGGCAATCTGCTCTAGCGGCTGTCCTGACTCTGTGGCGTAGCGCCTTAAAAGATTGTCAGGAATACCATTCGGAAAGTCTCTTTTGGATTGCTCTATTCCACCAGAAACTATGTTCTCTATCTGTGAAAGCTCTTGAGCGCGAGTATAACGAGTTGTAGCCTCATCAACAGGAACTCCAAGCTGACCCGCCATAGCTTCTACAGAGACATCATTTTTAACCATCTCTCTGTAAATATCTTGGTCAGATTTATTGCCTTGAGAAATAAAATCAGCAACTTTCTGGAGTCCTGTCTGCTGCGGAGATCCTCCTGATCTTCGTTGCGGTGCTTGCTCTCTACCTACTGCACCTACTGCGCCTGTTTGTCCTGCACCTACTTGCCCTGCGTTTTGCTGAGCCGCAAAAGCTGCTTGACCTGCTTGCTCACCGAAACCAGTGCCTCCTAAAGAAGAAGGTAATTGATCTTGAATGCCAAGACCTTGAGCGGCTTGAGATATATCACTAACCGAAACTCCTAGTCTCTTTGATAATTGGTCAGAGTCTAAATTGTTAGCAGCGGCAAACTGAAAAGCCGCTCTTTGCAATGACTCAGGAATAGGCTGATTAGCTTGTCTTAGACGATTTATCTGACCTACAGGATCTCGCAGGTCATCACCTGCTTGACCAGTGCCGATGCGATCCATCATATCTCTCATGACAGGCATTCCGGTATTCGCGCCTTGATTGCTTGGCAGCCTCGGAGCGCTTGCTCTGCGCCGTGCTGCCTGATATTCAGCTGCCGCTTGTGTTCTTTCTCGTGGTGTAGACATTAGTATCGCCCCATTGCCATAAACTCAGCTAAGGCTGCTTCATCAATGCCCATACCGCCAAGTGCGTTTGCTGTTTGATTTTGAGGCTGACCGCCCATTTGCATCATTTGTGCTTGCTGATTGCGATACTCAGGAGTTAGGTGTTGCATCGTAGGATCTAGCGTTGTTGCTTCAGCTAAATAAGCAGGATTAGCTACCGCATCAGGCAACTGCTGCTGAGTAAAAGACATATCGTAAGAGCCTTGATATGGCTGCAAAGCTGAGTAGTCAATGTTTCCACCTCTGATGGCCTGTTCAAACATAGGCATCCCAGATAAAAGCGCTTGTTGTGCAGCTACGTTGCCGCCAACAAAAGCCTCGGCTTGCTGTGGCATGGCTTGACCATAAATATCTAATCCAGCTTGCTGCCCAGCAGTCATAGCTCCATACTGGCTAGGCATAGACTTTCTTATGTCAGCCCGACCCATTGATTCTTGACGCGCTAGAAAATCTCGTAAAAGCTGATTACTTTTCTCTTGGCGCTCTATGCCTTCATCAGACTCGCCGCCGAATAGTGATTTGACTAACTTACTCATATCTCGCCTCTAGTTCTTCTCTAGTGATGCCTAGTAACCATTGGTCATGTATTTTGCCGTTCTTCTTAAAAGACTGCCTTATAGTTCCTTCTAGCTTCATGCCGCATTGTACCGCAAACATCTTAGCATTAGGAAAACAGGTAGCGATCTCTGCATTAACCTTTTCATACTTGGTGTTCTTTGTTATCCAAGTAAAAAACTCTTTAGCGCCTTTATACGCCTTCTTTCCTCTAAACTCTTTCAAGATCATTGGATGGATCTCTATAGTAATGCCGTTTCGCATCTCAGCCATCCAGAGTCCGCAAACCTCATCATCTTCTGTATGAAGAAACCAGCCTGAGTGCATATCTGGATACCACTCATCTCGTGAGAAGTTATCCTCGCTGATCTCATCAAACACATCAGATTGAGTAACAAATGATTTTATAAAGTCAGCATCTACCGTTCTTGTAATCACACAAGAATCCAGCCTTTTTTTCTATCGCCTCCAATACTAGGCAGCATTTTCCTGTACTGAATAGCTCCAGCAGATCCTGAGCCATCCAGATAAAGACTGTATTGTACCGCCTCTATCGCGCCTTCAGGACTTCCAGTTCCAACTATAGGAATGCTTAAAGAAGCCTCTTGCGTAAACTGTCGAAACGCCTGACCCATAGTGCCGTTAGCTTCCACTATAGGCTGTCCTACATTTAATCTATAACTCATTGACCGCTCTCTATGTCAGCCGTTAACTGTATAATAACAGGCTTTACCGGATCGCTGATTGTAAAGCGGAAAAGCTCAAAGCGTGAGGCTCTGCCATTTCTTCGCCAGATAGCTCTATGATCATATTCTCCAACTTTGCCAATGCTTCGAAATCTAGTGTCGCTCCAAGTTTTAGCGTTACGACTTCGAGCCATGCCAATTTGAGGATTAGGGACATCAGCATTACCAACGCCACTTTCAACAGTTAATTCTATTTCTGGAATTACAAAAGACTCCATATTGCTCTGGAAAGGCTGAGTTACAATAGATCGTCTAATCTCTGTGCCGTATTCCGTATAAATTTCAGGATCTAAGTTTCCTATTCTTCCGTCTACTAAATCACCCGCCCATATTTTATTGTATGCTTTTACTAAAGAGGCAACACGATAAGCGCCAAGAATATTGTCAACAACAGACCTTCGCTCATGCCATCTCTTGCTAATTATGTCATAAACAAATGTAGCACTAGGCAAAGTAAAACCAACAAAGTAAGCGCCTTTTTCCGAGTACCCCCACGAATAGATAGACTCTATTTGAGAGCTTGTTAATGCGCTTAGCTCTTTATCTATAGCAGTGGTAGATATTTTTGCTACATCGTTTCCTTGTAGAGTCCATATTGCTGGAGATTCATTCTGCCCAGCGCCAATAAATACAAACGTATCCTGCAAAGTTTGAATACTAAAAGGACTAACAATTCCTTTCTGAAGAAACAATCCAGTTCTTTGAAAAGGAAAATCAGCGCCGCCAATGTTTTGAAATGCTTCTATCGTCTGCGAACCTCCTATAAAAAGCTGATTCTTAAAGACTACAGGAGCAACAATTTCATCAGGATCAGACTCGGCAGTACCAAAATCCAAAGCGTTATAGCTAAGACCGTCATTCAGCGCGCTAACAATAAACTTCTTACTGTTAGTCGTTAAACAGAAATAGCCATCAATATAAACAACCAGTTGAGGATTTCCGTTCGCAGTAAAGTCTGAATCTGTGATTTGAGCGAATGTGTCCGCAACGTGGTTGTATATGTATCCGTTCCCATTAGGAACTAAGATAAAAAGTTGTGTGCCGTTGTCAGCCATTGAGACTCTTGATGTCCCAGCTATATTGCCAATAAACGTAAGAGTGTAGTCAGCCGCCATACTGTACAGCTTTTCGGCTAAAACGAAATAAGGCACACCATTCATTTCATGTGCGCCTCTGTTGCCAGTTAGGCTGTTGGCGTTTGCGACCTCTTCGAGTCCAGCAGTGCCGTACAGAGTCTCCTGATTAAGCGCAGGCGCTTGAACTATATTTGGGTAAAAGTTGACGCATTCCTGCGCTGAGATAGGCAAGCTATCACTCTCGTAAAATCCATTTGCTATAGGCAAGACAACCTTTGGCATTAAGCAACTCCAAACAAACAATCCGTCACTGTTATGTTGTTGGTTCCACTGCTGTTGGCAACGAATAGTTCAAGATAATCAGATCCGGTAACAGGCACGTTAAAGAACAAGCCAACATTTCCTGCGGAACCAGAAGTTACTGTTCGGCTGATTTTTGCATTTGTGATCAGACTTCCATTCTTGGCAAGAAAAACAGTCAAATCTTGATTTGTTCCTACGACATCTAGCGTTATGGAAGCAATTAATTGAACCGTAGCCGAAGTGCCGCCTGTGTAAGTCAGCTTGCCTGTAGTATCTGCTGTAAAATTAGAAACAGTCCCAACAACAAAGGTTCCTGCGACTTTAACCGCAACATCTTGAGTAGCGATTACCGTAGCAGTTGAATTGCCGTGCATACTGACCTGAGCGTTTGTCTCATCTGCAATAGATGTTATTTCAATGCCAGAAGTGTTTACTGCTGCAACGCTAATTCCGCTTCCAGCCACTATGCTGGCTATCGTAGGTGAATCTGCGGTAGTGTTTAAGAGGACAGGCAGTCCTTCAGCGCTGGCTGTAAAGTTGTGGCTTATCTCTGCGCCTCCACTGGAAGAAACAGCAGTTATAATTCCAGATCCGTTTTCTAAGTTCCTGATCTGGTTTACAGTTCCGTTGACGTTAAGAATAGGAGTTCCTGTACCAGCGCCAGTGGTAACTATGCTTCCAGTTACACCAAGACCAGCTACTAAATTTGTGTAGGAGATTCTATAGTTGGTGTTGTTGACAAAGTAATCCATGAACGAGTTAGCAAGGACAGTATCCTGTGCTACAAAGTCCGACTTCTTACGTCCATCCGCTCGTTTAACCATTGGTGTTAACCTCCAAGGCTATAGCGCCAGTTGTCTCTGCAAGGATTGCCGCTTCTTGATCTGGATAGAAATGACCGTTCATGCCGAAGTCATTGTCTTCGTTGCCAGAGCCAATAGGAAGCGTACAAGGAAATCTGCTTTTGCCCATGCTTTGTCCAAGCATACGCATTGTGTTGAAACCATCACGAGCTGCTTTCTGCAAGCCGCCAGAGATGACTCCGTTGTAGTCTGGTGCGACTTCAATCGCCATATTAGCGATAAGTCCGCGCAGTGCGCCTGTTGGGATAGTGACAGTATCACCAAGGTCAGACACAACTGTATAACCAAGCTGAATGCCTTGGGCATCTAGCTCAGCCATGTAATTATTCATAGAGAATATAAAGTCTTGGTACTCGTCAGGCTCTAACGGAGCTTCACTAGCTTGTACCAATATCCTCTGTAGCGAGGACTTTGCAACTTGAGCGACAGTAGCCATTATTCGTATGTAGCTCCGCTTTTAACCATTTTGGCAGGTTTCTTTTTAGTTTTCTTCTTTGCCTTATTCGCAGCCATCATGCCTGCTTTGGTATATGGGAACTTTTGACCGTTTACGTTTGGCATAAATCACCTCACTCAAATGTGGCTTTGTTTGCTGTTTTTGCTGAGTTCCTAAAGGCTTTTGCTGTTGGTGCGCCTTTAGATCCTACCTTACGCATTCTCTCAGGAGTTTTGCCAGCGGCCTTCTGAGACTTGATTCGCTTGCGTTTCTTGTGGATGTTAGCGTATAGACCTTCACTCATAAGTAGCCTT